ATAAATAAATAAATATGCCAGCAGATAGATTAAGAAATAGAAACAAAGTTATCCAAAGAAAACCGTTACAAAAAGCGCTAACGAATGCTAACTCAACTTCTGAGCAGCGAAGGCTTCAAGCGTTAGGAAAAAGCGTAACTCCAGTGTCAGTAGAAAGCACAAGAAAAGGTGCTTCAGGAAATGTGTCTTGGGTAGCTTCTGGAGCTGCAAAAGGATTAGGAGCACTCGTTAAGTACGCAGGTAAAAAACTAGCTAAAAAAGCTGCTATTAAGGGCACAACAAGCTAAATAAAAAGTATTGTTTAATGTACTATATTTGTACTAAAATTTAATTTAATGGAATTCAAAGTAAAAGAAGTAGGTGCTGTAGAAGAAAAGTCTGCTGCTCAAGTAGAAGAAACTCTAATAGAGAAAGTAGAACAACAGCATGAACAACAGCCACAAGCTGTAGAACAAACTACAGTTCCAGAGGAAACGCAAGGAACTGAACTAAGAGAAGAAGATGTTCTTGGTTATATTAAGAACAGATATGATAAGGATATATCATCAGTAGATGATTTGTTTGCGGAAAGAGAAAGCAACGAAGAACTACCTGAAGATGTGTCAGCTTATTTTGATTATAAAAAGAAAACTGGCAGAGGGATTGAAGACTATGTTAAATTAAACAGAGACTTTGATTCTTTAGATGAAGACCAGATTTTAACTGAGTATCTTTTAGCTACCGAAGAAGGTATAGATAAAGAAGATGTAGAATTATTAATGGAGGATTACTCCTATGATGAGGATATAGATGATGAGTCTGATGTTAAAAGAGCTAAGTTAAAAAAGAAAAAGGCAATTGTAAGAGCTAAGAAGTTTTTCAATGAACAGAAAGAAATGTATAAGCAGCCACTTGAGTCAAGTGCAACTGGTATTTCTGAGGACAATGAAGACTACAAGGCGTACAAGCAACATGTTGAGAATGCAAAGACTCAGAAAGATGACAACTCTATGAGAGTGGATTTCTTTAATACAGAAACAGACAAGGTGCTGAATCAAGACTTTAAAGGTTTTAAGGTTGACATTGATGGTAAGCAATTGTTGTACAGTCCAGGAGGGTCAGTAGAAGAGATTAAAAAATCTCAATCAAGTCTAGCCACTTTTATTGGCTCACACTTGAATGAAGATGGATTAGTTAAAGATGCAGGTGAGTATCATAAAGCATTGTCAGCAGCAAGAAACCCTGATAAATTCGCAAGGTTTTTTTACGAGCAAGGACAAGCAGCAGCAACGGATGATGTGACTAGAAAAATGAAAAACATTAACATGTCTACACGTTCTGCTCCTGAGGTAACTTCAAAAGGAGGAACTCAGTATCGTGCAGTAAATCCAAGTGAAGGTAAGGGGTTGAAAATTAGAAGTTTAAAAAACAAAAATTAACAACATTTAAAAAATTAAAAAATGGCAGGACAATTATTAGGGCCAAATACTGTTCCAACAGGACCAGGATTTCAGCTACAGCCAGCACCACAACAAGTGCCGTTGGCTACAAATTACATTACTGACTTCAACTTTTTGAACCAGTATTTACCAGACACGTATGAAAAAGAATTCGAGCGTTATGGTAATAGAACTATCTCTTCTTTCTTACGTTTAGTAGGAGCTGAATTACCAAGTAACTCAGACCTAGTGAAGTGGGCAGAGCAAGGGAGATTACACACAAAATATACACAGGTTGGGACTGGCGCAGTAGTCGCTGGAGGAAACGTAACCTTTGATATTAATGATGCATTAGTGCCAGACAGAGCTACAACAGGCTTAACTGCTGGAACTATCGCTGTACGTGTTGGTCAAACTATCGTAGTTACTAACAATGATGACTCAGGAGAGTTTAAAGGAATTGTAACTGCAGTAGGTATTGCAGGTGGATTAAACGCAAACCAAATTTCTGTAGCATTTTATGCAGCAGCAGGTTATACAGGTGGTTCAGGAGCAGGAAATGCAGATGCTACTATCTTTATCTATGGTTCTGAATTTAAAAAAGGAAGCAATGGAATGCAAGGTTCTTTAGAAGCTGAAGATGAAATCTTCGACAACTCACCAATTATCATCAAAGATAAGTATGCAGTATCAGGTTCTGATATGGCTCAAATCGGATGGATTGAAGTTACTTCTGAAAACGGAGCTTCAGGATACTTATGGTATTTGAAGTCTGAGCATGAAACTCGTTTACGTTTTGATGATTACTTAGAGACGTCAATGATTGAAGCAGTACCAGCAGAAGCAGGTTCTGGAGCAATTGCTGCAGGTGGTGACGTAGGGAACAAAGGTTCTGAAGGTGTATTCCATGCAGTAGAGAACAGAGGAAATGTATGGGCTGGTGGTAACCCAGTTGCTCTTGCAGATTTCGATGCAATCATTTCTCGTTTAGATAAGCAAGGTGCGATTGAAGAAAACGTACTTTTCTTAAACAGACAATTTGGATTTGACATTGATGACATGTTAGCTGAGCTTAACGGTTCTGCTCAAGTAGGTGCTAATGGTACTTCTTATGGTTTGTTTGATAACGACCAAGAGATGGCATTAAACCTTGGATTCACAGGATTCCGTAGAGGTTATGACTTCTATAAGTCTGACTGGAAATACTTAAACGACCCAACTATGCGTGGTGGTTTAACTGGAACTGGAGCTGTAAATGGATTGTTAGTACCAGCAGGTTCTACAACTGTTTATGACCAAATCCTTGGAAAGAATGCTAAGCGTCCTTTCTTACATGTACGTTACAGAGCTTCTGAAACTGAAGACAGAAAGTACAAGACTTGGATTACAGGTTCAGCTGGTGGTGCAGCAACATCTGATTTAGATGCTATGGAAGTAAACTTCCTATCTGAAAGATGTGTATGTACTATGGGTGCAAACAACTTTGTGATTTTTCAATCATAAATTAAATATGTAATTATTACCCTCGTTATTATGACGAGGGTAATTATTACTTTTATTAAATCTAAATTATAATCAAATGAAAAAAATTAACTTAGTCAATAAGACTTACAAACTTACCAAAGATGCAGCGCCACTTTCTTTTATGCTGCCAACTAGAAATTCAAGAAGATACCCATTAATGTATTTTGATGAAGCCACAGGACAAAACAGGGCTTTACGATACGCAAGAAACCAGAAGAGTCCTTTTGAGGATGAACAAGATGGAAACGCTATTGTAGAACCAATTGTTTTTGAAGATGGTTTCTTGAGTGTTCCAAGAACAAACCAGGCACTTCAAGAGTTCTTACATTTTCATCCAATGAACGGAAATAAATTCGTTGAGGTTGATACTGAAAAAGATGCTCAAAAAGAAATGGATGTTTTAAATTCTAGAGTAGATGCTCTTATAGAGGCTCGTCAATTAGATATTGACCAAGTAGAGGCTTTAGCTAGAGTTTTATTCAACACAGATGTTTCTAGAACTACCTCTTCTGAATTAAGAAGAGACATATTAATATATGCAGAGCAACAGCCAGACTGGTTCTTGCGTGCAGTCAAAGACCCTACTTTAAAATTAAATTCTAAAGTACAAGAGTTCTTTGCTCACAAGGTGTTAATATTTAAAAATAACAAGAGAGACGTATACTTTAATACAGATAAGAACAAAAAGAGAATGGTAAACATTCCCTTTGGAGAAGATGCATTCTACGTAGTAGCAGGGTATTTACAATCTGATGAAGGTATTGATGTATTAAAATTTCTTGAAAAAAACTTGGATAACAAAAAATAATCATTACTTTTGTAATCGAAGTGTTCATAATAATAAGGAGCTGATTACTCCAACTTGATTAAGAAGAGGCTGCAGAAATGTATCCTCTTTTTTTTTGCTTATCTTTGTAGTAAATAAAATGACAGATGAGCATAATTAATTCGGTACGAGAAACTGTGCTGTCGGTTCTTAATAAAAACAACTATGGGTATATTACTCCTAGTGACTTTAACCTATATGCCAAGCAGGCGCAATTAGATATTTTTGAAGATTATTTTTATCAATATAATTTTCAAGTAACTAAGGAGAATGCCAGGCAATCAGGAACAGGACTTGCAGATATAAAAAAATTATATGAAGACGCTATAGATATCTTTTCAAAACAAGATTTTCTTGAGCCAGTATATATAAATGGAGCTAGTGAGGTACTCACAAGCCCATCTTCTACTTCCACATATAGCGTACCAACAACACCTACAACAGGTGACAATTACTACCTTATTAATAAGGTACTATTACTTACAGAATATTTAGTTAATAACGGAAACAATACTACTGTTTCTCCTAATGAATTAATTGATTCAAACATAAACTTTTTTGCAGCTGGAGTACAGCCTGGAGATGTTGTTGTAAACCTAGACACTGGGAAGGTAGCTTCCGTTAGGTTTTTAGCAACCTCTGCAACTACAACATTAATCTTAGATAAAGATATTTTTTTAGTATCACCTCAGGCATATACTGTTTTAACTTTAAGAAACGGTCTTAATGAATGTGAAAAGGTTACGAATAAAAAGATTACACAACTTAACATGTCTAACTTAACTAAGCCTACTGAGTTGTTTCCAGCATACGCACAAGACGGAGTGGTAATTCAGGTATACCCACAGAATTTTCAATGGGGAGTAAATGTCGTAAACTCAGGATTAACATCTGCAGGAAGAGTCTTGTGTCAGTATATAAGATATCCTAAAGACCCTAAGTGGACATACGCTCAGCTTATAGGGGGTGAGCCTTCATTTAATCCATCAGATTCTTTGTATCAAGATTTTGAAATACCTGATGAAGATGAACCTACATTAGTAAATAAAATATTACAATACGCTGGAATGTCAATTAGAGAGGTTCAAGCTATTCAGTTTGGTCAATCAATGGAGATGAGAGAAACGCAAAACGAAAAACAATAATGGCATACTTAACCGAATATCAATACTACGAAAACACAGGAAGCCCTCATACAGAAGATGCTAACTGGGGTTCTTATCAATATGTAAGTTTATACGATATAGTAAACAACTTTATGTTAATGTACGCTGGGAATCATAGCTTAGTAAATAACGAAGAGCGATATAAAATATTGTTTCATGCAAAGCGTGCAATACAAGAGTTAAATTATGATGCGTTTAAAGAAATAAAAATACTTGAACTAGATGTGTGTGATACGTTAAGATACGTTATGCCGCCAGATTATGTAAACTGGGTTAGAATATCTCTATATAGAGATGGTGTTCTTAGGCCTTTAACAGAAAACATTCAAACAAACTGGAGTGACGCATATCTTCAAGACAACAAATGTAGAATATTGTTTGACCATGATGGAAACATTTTAAAGCCCTCTACGTCCACGATAGACATGCAGAGGATAGAAGGTACTAAAAGAAGCATTTACTTAAACCAGCAAAGCCCCTACAACAATAGAGAGGGTTATTGCGTAGATGGGGATTGGTATTTTGATTATGGAATTGGTGGGCAGTTTGGGTTGAATACAGAAACGGCTAACTCTAATCCTACTTTTTCAATAAATAAAAAAGCTGGAGTTATAAACTTTAGTTCAGACATGGCAGGAGAATTATGTGTTTTAGAATATGTATCTGATGGAATGGAAAGCGGAGATGATTCTTTAATAAGTGTAAATAAATTATTTGAAGAATATGTTTATGCCTACGTTTTATTCGCTATATTAAACAGTAAGTTTGGTGTACAAGAATATGTTATAGGTAGAGCAAGAAAAAGAAGCTCAGCCTTATTGAGAAACGCAAAGCTTAGAATTAGTAATATACACCCTGGTCGTTTAATACAGAACATTAGAGGTATGGACAAGTGGATTAAATAAACATGGCAGAAACTACTAGAAATTTTATCGCAGGTCGAATGAATAAAAGCGTGGATGAACGCTTGATTCCTAATGGAGAATATGTTGATGCCTTAAATATTAGACTTGGCTCTACAGAAGAATCTGAGGTTGGGTCTGTTGAAAATGCAAAAGGCAATAATCAGTTAACATCTTTAGCTTACCAAGGAATCCCTTTAAGTTCACAGACTAAATGTATTGGTGCTTACGAAGACGGTCAGAGAGAAACTTTATATTGGTTTGTTAATGACCCAGCACATGCATCAGGCGTTATTGTTGATATGGTGGTGTCATATAATGTACAGCAAAATCTTTTAACATATCACGTTATAACAGCTGACCCAGTAAAAACTATTTTAAACTTTAGCGAGGACTTTTTAATAACAGGAGTGAACCGAGTAGAAGACTTGTTGTTTTGGACAGACAACTACAATCAACCTAGGTTTATAAATATTACAAGAAACTATAATTCAAACTCACCTGATTTAGAAGAGCAACTTTTAGTTATTAAAAAACCTCCTGTAGCAGCTCCGTCATTTCAGTTAACAAACTTGTCTGGCGAAGAAAACTTTATAGAAGAAAGGTTTATAACTTTTTCTTATAGATATAGGTATGAAGATGGTGAGTATTCTGCATTGTCTCAATTTACAGAACCAGCGTTTACTCCTAAAGGATTTAACTACGCTATAGACTCAGGTTTAAATGAGGGAATGACTAATATTTTTAATAATGTAAACGTAACTTACAATAGCGGAGGTCCGCTTGTTAAAGCTATAGAGGTTGTATTTAAAGAAACCACCTCTAACGTTATTAAGTCTATAGAAGTTTTTAATAAAGAAAACCTAGGATACGCAGACAATACAGAGTATCAATTGAGTTTTTCTAACAGTAAGATATATACTGTAATTAACCCTACTCAGCTATTTAGGCTTTTTGACAATGTCCCTTTATTAGCTCAGGCTCAAACAATAATGGGAAATAGGCTTATCTATGGGAACTATGTTGATGGGTATGATTTACTTGATTTAAACACAAACCCTTTACGCTTAGAGTATTATTGCAACCTAATATCTGAAGACATTGGCGCTGAGGATGTGCCAGACAGGACAGAGAATTTTAATTACAGTATAGATGTAAACTTTAGCGCAACTAATTCAGCTGCATTTTTTGATTTAGATAATTTAGACTTAGTTGCTGGAGCTTCTATATTTTTTGACATTAGATATACTCATTTTGGTTTCACTGGACAAACTCCATTTCCTTCTCAAACATCAGGACTCTTAGATTTAGGATTTGTTTTTATACTTCCTCAAGATTTCAATAGCGTTTATGAGTTAGCAACAGACCCTTTGTTTTTACAGACCATAGGTACAGCTGCAAATATACTTCCAGTATACGACCCAGTCCCAGGAAACGAAACCTCTTGTGATGGCTCAACTATTACAGACGAATGGAATTGTGTAGTACCAAATAACTTGGATGCTTTTTCTAAGTTTGAAAGTGGTGTTACTTCTGCTGGCCAGCCAATAGAAATAATTACAAGCCCAGGAAGTACAGAGATAGGTTTTGTTATTCCAGCAATGGCATTTGTAGATGATTTAGCTGCTCCAACACAAACTGTTTATGAGTATTATAGCGTATCATTTGCTGAAGGTCAATATTCTGGTGTAGGAAATCCAACAAGTCTTCACAGTGATAGAGATTACGAGGTAGGGATTGTTTACATGGATGAGTTTGGACGCTCTTCTACTGCACTTGTAAGCCCAAATAATACAATACATGTTGGCTGCTCAGCGGCTCAGCTACAAAATAAAATAGAGGTAATCATACCGCCTTCTCAAATTGCTCCTTCATGGGCGGATAGATATAAGCTAGTACTAAAGCCAGATTTTGAGGATTACAATACAATATACACAAATATATTTATTGATGAAGCTTCAACTGCAGCTACTTACTTTTTATTAGAAGGAGAGAACGCAAGAAAGGTTGAAGAAGGAGACAGGCTTAGAGTTAAAGCAGATACAGCAGGTCCCTCATCGAGATGTCAGTACGCTACTGTTTTACAGAAAGAAGCTCAGACTGAAGATTTTTTAGTTCCACCTCCACTAGACGATAGTGGAAACCCAATCCCTATTCCAGCTGGAACTTACATGAAGATTATTGCAAATGATTTTCAAGTAACTCAAGGAGATAATCCTACCATATTACCAGGAGGTAGAGGGACATGTAGGAGAAAAGGTAACCGACATCCAAAGCTTGGTTACCCTGTAAATATAGCAGACGAAGGAAACCCAGGTCAGTTTGTAGATTACACACTTCCAGCAGGGTCAAGAATAAATCTTTATGTTAAATTTTCAAGAAGAGGTAAAGGGAGCAGGTGTGAGAAGAGAGAATATGTTCTAGATTTAAAACTAGTAGCATCTCAAGATTATGATAATTTTAAAGAATGGTTTGATGGAGATAATATAGCGGCTAGGTTAGACCAAGGAGCTGCAAGCGTTTCTGGAGACCCTGATTGCCCCCCACCGTATTATCAAAACTACTACAACCCAGCATTGGGAACTGACGTTAATAATATGCCTACAGACCGATGTGTATATCAATGGCAGTTTCATCGTAACGCTACAACCAATCAACTTGTTCTTGGTTTAGTAGGAACAAATACCTGTAAAGGTACAGGGAGAGCTACTTCAAAGAGAGCATGTGTTGATGCTAATATTGAAGTTTTCAGAGCAGAAAACACATTAGTGTTTGAGACTGAGCCAAGAGAGGCTACCCCAGATTTATGGTATGAGTCAGCAGACGTATATAGTATTGACAAAGCAACAGGGAGACATGAAGGTAATGTGCAAAATCAAACAGGCTCAGCATCTGCAATTGTCTTAACTGATTTTTTTAACTGCTTTTCTTTTGGGAATGGAGTTGAAAGCTATAGAATACGTGATTCTATTATTGGAAAAGAATTTTCTTTAGGAGAAAGAACAACCTCTACATCTGAGTTAGAATTTAGGCAAGCACATCGTTTTTCTGATTTAACATATAGTGGTGTTTATAACAACGAAAGTAATGTAAACAAGCTAAATGAATTTAACTTAGGCTTGCTTAACTTTAAGCCATTAGAAGATATTTACGGACCTATTGAAAAATTATCTGGAAGAGAAACAGACATACTGGTTCTTCAAGAAGATAAAATATCGTATGTCTTAGCAGGTAAAAACTTATTGAGTGACTCGGCAGGAGGTGGAACAATAGCATCTGTACCTGAGGTTCTTGGAACTCAACTAGCTAGAATTGAAGAGTATGGTATCTCACGAAACCCAGAGAGCTTTTGTGCATGGGGATATGATAAATATTTCACAGACGCAAAACGTGGAGCAGTTATTAAACTAACAGGCTCAGCAGGTCAGAACGAGCAACTAACTGTTGTTTCTGAGGCTGGAATGAGGTCTTGGTTTAGAGATAGATTTAAAGACAGTTTGAACAAACAAAAAATTGGAGGGTTTGACCCTTACATGAATGAGTATGTTTTAAGCATGAACGATGAAGAGCTTCCATCTGAAGAGGTTTGTATTGCATGTGGAATTGAAAGAACGTTTACTTTCCCAGAGGATAAAACTTTTGAATATTGTATAGACTTAGGATTATTAGTTGGGAACACAGATATAGAAATTATCGCAAGCAATTCATCAGGCAGTAGTATAGGAATTATATACAACGGCTTGCCTGTTGTTCCAACAACTACTCTTTCTGATGGAACAACTACTTTTACTTTTGATAAAAATGTTGTAAGTGAGAACGAGTCTCAGGTAACCTTGAGTGGGATAGCTGGAGCTACAATACAAGTTACTGTTAAGTGTCCTGTTGCTGATATTATTAACGTGTACCAGGTATGTATAACTAACTCAACTGATGTTGGAAAAAACATACATAACGAGTACAGGTGGATTGATGGAACATATCAATCTCCTTTACATTCACAGCAAGTATCTTTTATTGATGGAACTGATTTTATTATTATTAGTCAGTTTGATTCAATTACTGCACCACAAGGAGCAGGTGTTGTACCAGCTGATAATGCATCAGTTCAGGTTATCTGCAACAAAAGAAATACTGATAACTTTGTTTTTGAGCCAACTGAAAATGAGTTTTATGCTTTAAGAACTAACACAACATATACAGCTACACCAGCTGATATTATTTCTTTAATAACCGCAGCAGGAACAGCGCTACCTTTAGATGTAGCACTTGCTCCAGAACAGTATATAGGGAATTATACAATGACAGCAACTGGGTCTAACTTATATTTAGTATACGACTACAGACAACCAACGGAGGCAGAATTATGTTTTGGAACAATAGATGCACTTGATGTATGCTGTGACTGTGTCGTACCTCCCACTGGTCCTCCAGACGCAACTTTAAACTTAACTCAACAATTTTTTAATTGTACAGACCCAAGCACAGGATTTAGTTATAAGCCTCAAGCTTCAGCTACTTTAGCAAAATGTGGTATGGATGATTTCTTTACAGATATTGTTCAAGGAGACTATAGCTTATCTCAGTGTACTTCACAACCAGCGTTTCAATATTATTCAACCTATGGTATTACTGTTGGAAGTCAATTATATGAAAACGGTAGTCCTGTAGGAGCAAGTAGACAAGGGTTTTATTTATACAGAGGAAGTTTAAATGGCCCAAGTGATATACAATATTATTACGTAGACCCTACAAACACAAGTTATATTATTCCTAATGATTGGTTTTTACTGGAGATTGCAGCTAATGGGACTATAGCTTCTATAACACAATATAATACAATAACCTGTATTTAATAAAATAAAATAAAATGGCAGTATCAGGAACATATTATTTAAACGGACCAGACTTAGCGAGCTCAACGGCAATTTTTGCTGATGATGAAATGAATGTTTGCGCTCCTAACGGATTATATTCAAATGGCATAATTGTGCGTGAACTACTTAACTGTGTTCTATTGCCAGCTCAGCCTTGTCCACAATGTGCTTTGCCTTGTGGTAATGTTGCAGGAGAATCTCAGGATATAAACGGAACTTTCTTAGGTCAAATTAGTGGAGGACCAAATACAGGTGCAGTAGTAATTTACTCTATTGTTGGAAACCTGATTCCAGATGGAGTTCTGGTTACGTATAATGGGCAGACATATAATCAGCTCACATACATAGGAAACGTAGGAGGACCAGTAGGGCTTAACACCCCATTAGGTCAGCCGACATACTATGGTTCAAATAACAATACGCCAGTAAGCACTACATCTCTTCCAATATACACTATACAAACTGACGGTTCATATATACCAAGTGGAAATTCTCAGCCTATTACAGTTACTGCAAATCAGCTAGACCTTAGAGGTGGAGGAACAAGAGTTTATACTCAGGTTATTCCTAAAAACTCAACTAGTGTTAGTACTTTAAATGTTGATTTTTATGCGCCAATCCAAGGAACGTTTTTTTCTTTTCAAACAGACTGTCCTATTCAACTAGATAGTTTTTTAGGTTCTGGAATTCAAGCAGATGACACTTGTGCTGCTGCAACAATAAATTATTACTTTGCACAAAACGCAACTACGACAGCAACATTTCCAATAACATTTACTCCTGAAACATTAGCAACCCCAGGTATTGGGAACTACGTGTTTCTAGATGATGGTGGAGGTACAGCAATAAACAATACGGCAACTAGTCAGTTTGTAATATTAGCTGACAGTACATATATTGAAATACAGTATGGTATTGTTATAGCTACTGGAACATGTACTCCAGCAGGACTTCCATGTGGAGGAACTTTGGTTCCCCCACAAGGAGCAAGAGGTGTATATCAATTAGATATAGATGCAGGAACTACAGTGTCAGATACTGGAGCTATTATAGTTTATTTTAATCCTGCAGATATTCCTGACGGAATAAGAGTATTATATGATGGTGTTTTTTACAATAGACTATCAAGCGCTTCAGATGGAAACTTACAGTCTACTAGTGGTGTGGCAAATG